TAGTATCTGCTCAACAGCATACATGACAGCACCAATAGTACTATCGTTATCACGCATCTCACGATACTTGCGTATAGCTTTCTTACCTCGAAGTTCAGGTAGGAACTCATCAGCGCGGATTTGACCGTTGTATGTGTTATCACCAGCTACACCTAATGTAGATTTAGCTTTTGATTCTGAGAGTTTCTTTACCATGACAATAATACTTCTATAGTTAACGTGAAAGTCCCTTAACACTAGAATAAGCGAGGGTCAGTTTTGGTTTTGTGTAGCCGTTGAGTGAGAGGTCAGTAATTGCCCATACTAGAGCATCTAATCTATCTGGGGAGCCAATCGACCCTAATGGTTCCCATGTTCGCATTTGTATTTCTAATTCGTTAAGTGAAGCGTCATCTTTAGGGTTTGCAACATGCTTAACTAATCCACGCTCATAGAGTGCAGATATCGGTTCAGCTCTAGCAAATTTACCTCTAGATGCACGTACAGCTTTGTAAGGTACTGTGTCATCTTCACCGTGTATAGTTGTTTTGACCATATCACCACCTTGATTTACTTCGGCGACAATACGATCAGCTTGATGTAAGTGATATAATTCTATTGCTTTAGAAGCCCAACCTTGAGGAGACAGTCTGTCAGTGTAATCGCCTAATACATAAGCAATACCATTAACATCTATACCTGCTACAACAATACCTGTCATATCACTCTCAGCATTAGAGGTGACAGCAGGGTCAAGGGCTACAACAATACGGGAAAGGTCTGGCACGTCATCTAACTTAACAGATGCTTCGTCCAGCATGGCAGTTGTCCATAAAGCACCTTGTGCTTCCTCTAAGACTTCTGCGTAAAGCTCTTGCTTACCTAGTCTAGTACCTTCATACTGTTCTTTAACAGCAGTTAGGTATGTCTTAGCTAAGTTAGCAGAGTTATCAAAAGTAGACCCTGTAGTAATAATAGTCTTAGGATCTTTAAGTATCTGGCGTATCAGTTTAGTTGGCTTCGGGGTGGTAGTCACCATGATACGAGGGTGCTTACCTAGACGCATACAAAACTGTAGCATCTGCCAAGTGTCTATGTCTTTATTCCAAGCGGCTGTTTCGTCACACCAAGCTAATTCAAACTGTGGACCACGAAGACGCTCTGGCTCTTCTGCGGAGAAGAACTGTACTTGCGCTCCATTCTCCCATGTGAGTGTTCTTTTTGTTGGCGACCATTCAGGAAAGCCCATCTTCTTACCAGCATAGGTTTTATCACCTTTCCAGCATACCGATAGAAAGCCACTCTCTCCCTTAACCATAACTCGTTCTATATCTGAGTTAGTAGAAGCTACTGCGGCTACACGTTTAACGCCACCCTTAACTTGCTCTCTTACCCACTCTACTCCAGAACGTGTCTTACCGAAACCTCGACCAGCATTGATAAACCAAGTATTCCAATCGTCTCCTTCAGGAGCTAACTGATTGTCTCTAGCCCAGAAGTTCCAGTCATGCTTTAGCTCTTCAACTTTACGTGGTCCTAATGCCTCAAACAACTCATTGACTTTGGACTTAGGTAGCTCACGTAGTGTGTCAGCCGTTATCTGTCTCTTCATCGGGTTCATTCTTTCCGTTTCACTGCGTAGCGGTGCTACTTCCCTAACAACGACATCAAACTGTCTATAGCACTCTCATCTAAGTCGGGGTCAACTTCCTGATCTACTTCATTCACTGTGCTATTAGGCGACCAACCACCTTTAGATCTTAGGAAGAACTCTGCCGCTTTAAAGTCACCACCCTTAGCGGCCTCTACAACAACACTCCCTATCTCTCCTACTATGTCAGCTTTAGTCTCAGCTATTAGATTGCCATATAGCTTGTAGAATGTTGCTGTGCTAGAAGGTGCATCTTGATACTTCTGTATTGATCCAAGTATGTCTCTAACTGCAACACCATTCTTTATACCAGCTACAACTTTCTTAGCTATAACTTCACTATACTTCTTAGCAGGTATCATAAAAAATCTCTCTTAAAATATACAACCCATCGGCATGACCACATCTAATACAACTAAGTGGAAAGGTTCGTCATGGTTGGGAAGGAAAACTGAATAGCTACTACTTAAGTATATACTTACGTTTCTCAAACTAGCTAGCTATAAACAGTAAGTTGTGTAAGCAGTAAGTGAGAAACTTAAGTAGTGCCTCTTATGTATATATAATGTCTAAAATACGTAAAGTGCAAGGTAAGTATTACAACTATTTTACAAGTAGTTGAAATCTAATGATTCTTTTTTTGTTGTAGTATACTAAAGTGGGTAGCGCATGTCAAGTCCTTGTGTGTTGCCCTGTTGTAATGACTCCGTGTAGTATAGTATGAGAGCGTAGCTCGACGCACTTCGTGCTTGATAGACCCCTTTTGTGCGGCATTGTGTCACATCCTTACTTTTTTTTGTTTTCGGATATACAGTGTGTTAACACGCCCCCTAGCATGATTCGCTCAGAATGTCAAGGGTTCCCTTAAAGAAAGTGATCGAATGTTACAAACTGTAACAAAACGTGATCGGTTTTAACAAAAGACTTGACAAACGAACAAAAACGTGCGCTAGGATAGCGAATCGGCATACACCTCACAAACTAGTTTAATGTTAAACCATTATCTAACTCTAGTAATTTTGTGATCACAAATAAATAGTATACCATTGAACTAAATACAAAAAAGACCCACGCAAGTTAATGCGTGAGTCCATCGGGAGTCTGTTTAAACTATTTAGTTAGTTGTCTACACTTCTCATATTAAATTGAAGATATGGATAACGCTTCTTTAACTTGATTAACCTTTGTAAAGCATGATCCCTACTAGGCTCGACATAATAACAAAACACTTTTCCACAACTAAACACGTTTACTCTATAGGTCATTATTGTACTATCTCCTTAGCTTTACGTTTACTTGTACCATGTGCGACTATTGCAATATTCTTAGCGTTTACTTTGCTACCGCCGCATAACTTACAACTAGCACATGTTGCACGCTTGCCCATCTCTTCACTAGCAGGACAAAGAATCTCGCGCTTTTTATATAGTTGATCAACATGAGATATAACTCTAAACGTCCTTTCACTACGACTCCATGCTTCAATTGATTGCTTAAGATTATCAGTACTTGTCATTATTGACTCTGGCATGGGATTAATAGCGGCATGGGTATAAGCGGTTGAATATAACGCTTTGCTAGTCAATGCTTTCCAGATATCATTAGGAACCGCGCACGGGTCGCCATATGTGCCTAGCCTAACACCTTGCAAACTACCAAAAGATTCAATCTCTTTTAGTGTTGCGGTAGTAGTACCATAGACTCCCTTTTTATACGCTTTATACTTACCTAGCGGCGCATGTGCTAACGTCACATAGCAAGTTCTATTTGTCGCTTGGCCTTTATCGTTATTATTAGGCGTACCGCGATGGGGACAACTACCACAGATAGACTCGTCTTTACCAGTACGACTCGCGGTTAATGGGTCAACAGTCGCGTCCAATATGAAAGTTTGAATCATGTTACCAGTTTTGGAATTAGTCGAATCTGATTGTGCAAGCGCAACAATAGGTTGACCATTTATAAGACTCGCACCTTGATATAATATAATTGTTTTACGTGCCATAACTAAGCCCCTCCTAAAAAATCAAGTAAAGCGTATTCATTAACAAAAGACGGTTCTTGCTCGTTTAATTCATCAAGTTGTTTGTATGTCATTATAACACCGTCATAGGTAGCAGACTCGATATAAGCGTCACAGAAATCTGGATAATCTCTTACATCAATACCGCCAATAATTATTTCATCAAGTTTATTTACATCAAACATATCAAGACTCCCCTAAATAGTTTGCATTGTGATTAACATATAGATTCCATTCAATAGCGTCCAATGGTGGCAAGTTTAATTCATAGCAACTATTTAATATATCACGGACGTGACAAGCATCAGTATAACTACCTACATAGTCTTGATAATCCCTAGAAATATAGTCACCTAACGCGCTTGCAATAATATCAGTATAAGCACCAGACTCGCCGAAAAATGAATGAAGCGTATCAACGAAAACATAAGGAGAAGTAATTTTGTGTAGCATTAAAAAGTCCCTCCAAATGACATTAAACCAACAAGCAAAACATAGCCACAAGTAATCATGCCCAAAGCGGTAAAAGTTGCAATGGTATATTTTGCAATAGCATCGTTACGCTTACGAGCGTTGCGGCGTTTTTGGGTTCTTGTGTATACTCTAGGCATTTTAGATAATCCTTCTATCAGTGTTATAATATAAATACGTTAGTAAACTAGGGGCTATATTGCAAGCCCCTTGTCGTTTTTATTACTCGCCATAATTTACATTTACTTCATATAAGTCCTCGCCAATTTTAACGACAAAACCAGCCTCTAATGCCTTGGCAAGTAGTTGATCTTCGTTTAACTCAAAGTTGAAACTTTGCGCTTGTGATAAGAATAATGATTTTTTTGTGTATGTTTCTTTAAGTGTCATTTTGATAAGTCCTTCTATCAGTGTTTCTATATATATTTTATACGTGATTCGGGGGTATATTGCAACCCCCTTTTTGGTTTTATTGTAGGTGAAATTGTTCCACTTGGGCGGTTGAGTCTTCACCCTCGATGTAAGTTATGTAAGGATTGTCTTTATCTATATTAAAATAGTCATTTCCATTATCTTGAACATATTCTATAGCCGCTTCTATTGCTCTTTTCTTGTTACCATAAATCCCCAATACGCCGTCGTGATTCCCATATACTTGATATACATTTGCCATTTTATTAAGTCCTTTTATCAGTGTTTTTGTTTATACCTATTATATAACATATGATTCGTTTTAATGCAAGAGGAACAAACACAGAACAAACAAAAAAAAATATAGGTCGCGGAACGAATCATAAACAAACGCTTGTCAAGGGGAACGAATCATAAACATGCAAAAATATATGTCGTTTTATGGGGTTGACTCTCTGTAACGCCGCCGAATCAATTTTATATAGTAGCATAGCCAAGAGGCCTAAAGGCCGTCACAAGCTAAATTTGAGCGTTTGAGATGCTATTGACTCGAATCGCGGTTTCGTGTTAAAAATGGGGGATGCCGAATCAAAACATATCTATGCAATAGACGCATACCTAATATGCAATTTATGCATACCATAGACCTGCGGAACGAATCATAAACATTAGAGTCAAGTGTTAAATTGTCACATATGCATTAAACGCATACCAGCTATGACTTGACAGCATGATAACAATGTGTAGTAAAAACGAATCACATACAAACGAATCAATTATGGTGTTGCAATTATGTCACTGTCAATAGATAAAATACAAATTACAGAATTAGTTGCATTTATGTTACTGTTGCAAAATTATCACACAGACTGTTATACTATAACATACCCCCCTCCGATGGAAAATGACCCCCCTCCAGTGGAAAATGAGAGTCACCCCTCCAGCGAAATTAGCCAGACCCCTCCAGTGGAAATTAAGAGTTGACCCCACCGATGGAAAATGATACGTTGATTCGTATAGACCCCCTCAGTGGAAATAAGGATAGATAAAATGGAAATAGTTAGACAAAAATATGGTAGTCATGTAGACACTAGAGTCTATGTTGACTTAGGTTATGGTGAGATGGAAATAGATGTAGAAGATATAGAAATGGTTGACGGAGAGATGTCAGCTATGGCTTACTGCCCTCAAAGGGAAATAGAATTATACGCATATCACGAAGACTGTGAACGTGCGTTAGCTAAGTTTGAAAAGGAGAATGAACAATGAATACTTACCATGTAGGGGTTACGATGTATAACTCTTTTTGTATTGAGGCTGATACAGAAGACGAGGCGAGGCAAAAGGTAAAAGATATGGAAGCTGTTGACATACTTTATGATGTAGATTTTAATATTACCTATACAGATAAAGAAAAGGAGAATGAGTAATGTTTGTATCAGAAAAAACATATAACGAGTTCTGGAAAGAACATGAGGAACAAGAAGTGAGTAACTCAATAAAACAAAAGCAATACGAGAAGCTATTCATTAGGTTATCAGGGCATTTCTTGTCAGAACACTTAGAAGATGACTTCTTCGAGTTAGATGATGATGAGCAAATGGAATACATCAGTGAATACGCATGGGAGCCGTTTGAGTATCATAGTCCAGAAGATGTATATGACCTGATTGATAACTTAACTTATGATGTAATGAATATAATTGAGAAAGGTATAGAAAAATGAGAAGAAGAACTAAGATTCCAGCACTTACAGACGAGGGTAAGTTTGAGAGACATAAAATATTCTGTATTAACTGTGAGCAAGAGGTTGATCTCGAACAGCTAACAGACTTAGACATATGTGAAGAGTGCTACGAACAGCAAACCATAGATAACAACTTGTTTTAAAAGGATAATGACATGAGCAGTAGAGATGAAAATAAGACTTATAAGGTTGCAGGGGTACACAGTGGAAAGAAAGGTGTAACAGTTTTAGATGGAAACAAGAGAATACTAGAAGAAGCTGAACAGTCAGCTAAGTACCTCAGTGGAAAATATGCGTTAGAGAATAGTTTAGGCATTACCAATTTTGTTGCCTTCAATACTCATGCACTCACGATGTTACCACCGTACAGCATTGACATGGAAGCAGAATGGAATTATGTAGTAGAACAAGAGGGTGATGACACCCCTTCAGTGGAAATTAATAGACAAATCGGAGGAAGTATATAATGACTTTACCACTTAACATGGTTACTAATGTATTATCAGAGAACCAAAATAAGTTTATCACAGTTAAGTTCTTAACTAAGGATAACGAGGAGCGTACCTATACAGGTCGTATGAATGTAATAAAAGGTCTTAAGGGCAACGAGAGAGGCCGTATAGCGGCTGAAGCACTACGCAAGGCAGGGTACATCACACTTAAGACTAAGCAAGGCTACAAGTGCTTTAATGTGGATCGTGTGCTAGGTTTTGTAGCAGGTGGTCGTCGTATCTTTGGGTTAGGTAACGAGGTATAATAATGATTAAACGATGTAAAATAGATTGGGACACTGAAGACCATACTTTTGAGTTTCACACAGAGGGTCAAGTAATTACTTCTGTAGATTTTCTAGGGGACATGATACAGTCTCTGAAGAGACTACGTAAAAAGATATTAGATAAAAAACTAAGTGAAGAAATACCAGATGTATATAAGGTAAGAGGTAATTGCGTTAGTACGTGGATTAAGGAAAAGAAGTAATGCCTATACCCCCTTCGATGGAAATGGAGCTTATGGAGCTAGGCATACTCAAGAGTGATACAGAAGAACTTGAGAGTATAGCCGAGCAGACAGGCTTCTATGCACTAAGAGCCGAGACTATAGCTTGGCATAACACACTAATAGTAGATGGAGAGGTAATGTTCTAATGGAAAAGATAAAACTACATGGAGATTTCATGCTTACGAGTGACGTAATGAGTATACTAAATGATATTATATACGCTAAAGAACCTGTAAAGGAAGCTATAAAATTTAAGAGAGATATTGTAGAGGAACACATACTAAAATGAGTTTAAGACAAGTATTTTATTGCCCAGACTGCTTAACTAAAGGTTATAAGAATAAACTTAAAGTAACTGATACAAGAGAATATTACGGAACAGGATTTCCTAGTATAAAACGCTATAAGAAATGTTTGATTTGCGGTTTTAAGATTAACACTATTGAAATGGAGTTGAAGAAATGAGTAAAGAATATAAACCATATTACAGGACAGATAAGATGAAACAAGAAGAACTAAGAGTAGCTAAGTACGTAAGTATTTTATTTTTTACTATGATAGGATTTTCGTTTATAGGCTTTTCTTTCGTATTAGTTAAGGCAATGTTATATATGACTGGTCTATTCTTATGAACAACCAAGAAATACTAGATATGTGTAGAAGGTTAGCTAGTAAGTATTACAACCATCAGGACTATGA